TCGTACTAACTCCCGCCATACTTGCAAGCGTCGCCTGGTATCGTATCGCCTGTATCTGCGCTGCGGTAAAGGCCGCGATATTGGTGCTAATCGCCCCAGCCATGCGCGCACCAAACACGAGCGCGACTACCTGACCAACATCAGCAAGGGTATCTAGGTTATCCGTCAGCCCGTTGACTGCTGCGGTGGCCGCTTGTACCACGTCGCGCCCAAAGCCATCAAGTTCGTCGCCTAGTACGCTAATCTGTAACGCCTCGAACGCCGATCCTAACGCTTTTACGTCGCCCGTGAACGTATTAACTCGGATAGCTTGCTGATCATAAGCTGTGGTTGTGCCGCGTAATGATACGTTAAGCTCATCAACGACATTACGTTGCGCCAGCAACGATGTTGCCGCTGTAAACGCTTCTTGACCGAATAGCTTGATCAGCTGTGTGTTGTTGAGGTTTCTGCCCGCCAACTCGTTTAGCGCGCCGTTTAACCCCACGATAGATGGCTGTAACGTCTTATCTGCGGTGTTTTCTAGGCGTAGCAGTACCTGACGTAAGGCTGTGCCAGCATCGGCTCCCTGACGACCTGACGCGGCCAGCGCTTGAATACCTGCAACGGTTTCGGCGAAATCAAGGCCTAAGCTGTTAGCTGCTGAACCCGCATTTCGCAATGCTTCGGTGACGTTGGCTACTTCTGCCGTTCCTAATTGCGATGATGCGGCCAAAATATTGATGATGTTGCCGGCTTCGCTGGCGTCTAATTGGAACTGGTTTAAGGCCGAACCGAGCGCCTGTGCCGCCTGCGGTAAAGTTGAGCCGGTTGCTTCTGCTAATGCTACCGCTTCTTTGGTTACTTGCGCCAGCGCATCGGCGTTTTTCAACAGCTGGGGCTGGGCTGACGCGATCAGTTTGAATGCGTCCGCCGCTTGGCTGGCTGATAAGGTGGTTGTTCGACCTATCTCGGCTGCTTGGTCGCGATAGAATTGCAGGTCAGCGCCAGCTGCGCCGGTGATCGCCGATAGGTCAGCAATCGCTTGGCCGAATTGCGCCGTGTTGCGTATGGCGACGCCGATAACTGCAGCGCCGCCAAGCGCCGCAAACGAGCGGGTTAATAGCTGCACGGTGCGGTTTGCGCGTTGCCCTTGGTTTTCTAGGCGCTGCAAATCGTTGGTCGCTGTGCGTATTTGCCCGCTGCGGGCTTGTAGTTCAATTGTGGCTGTCGTCATGCGGGCGCTCCGTGTGGGCTATGGTGATAGTATAGCCGTTAAGTAATTATAAAAAAAGCGGCTAACTAGAGCCGCTTTTCCACTCACGCCACAATCGCTTTAGTAAGTTATACTCCCACGTTTTAAGCTCGACCTGCTCAAGCGCAAAAAAAGCCTGTATTTGCATCGGGCTAAAATCGGTAAAAGTTAACTCGCAAAACCAAACCCAAACGTAAGCCAGCGACTCTGGCACACTCCCTTGCCGACCCTCTGGCTTATCAACGCCCGACTTGCGCAACTGCTCATAGTGCTGTCTGCGCGTTATTTTACTGTCTTTTGATGCAGGCTGGTCGAGCCACGCTTGCCGCTTTGCGTACTCGACGAGCTGCTCTGCGGCTTCACTGTAAAAACCGTGTTTGCGCTCGACTCCTTGTCGATAGCGTCAACAAGGGTTTCGAACTTGGCGCACAGCTTGCGTAGCGTTGGCTCGTCGATTGCTTCATCGTCGATGGTCACACCTGTAGTGATCCGACTAATCAACTCTGCCGGGTAATCTTCGCCTTTGATTTTCTGCTCGGCCCATAAGCGTTTGACTTCGATCGCATGGCGCTTGTATTCGCGGCTGTCTGCGCTCAGAACGCTGCCTTTGATGGTATAGATACCGTCGTCTGGGATAACAAGTGATAACTCGAATGGACGCGATTCAGCGCCGCTTACGCGGGCTAATAACTTTTCTGCAATACTCATAATTCCACCTATCCACCTAGTTGAATAAAAGCGGGCGATCTAATGTAGGTGGCACACTAGACCGCCCTAACCGTTATACCGCAGTACGCGTCACAACGATATTGCTTTCCGCAACGCTATCATACAACCCTTGCAGGTCGAGTGATAAGGTTACGCTGCCGTCGCCTGACACGTCAGGGTTGGCGCCGCTGGTGAACGATAACGCAGGCAAGCTGAACTCAAGCGAGCCTCCTGCGCCTGTTAGCGTCACTGATACTGAAGAGCGAGTGTCGTTTAGAAACTTATTCATCAGTGTGGCGTTTTCAAAATAAACCGTGATGTTGCCGGTTGCGATAGACTTCGCAATCGATTTGTCTACCGCCTTGTTCGAACCCACAGCAAATAGCGCCTCGATGCCGTTCTCAAGGTTTAAATCAAGCTGGGTTACTACACCAATCGGTGTGCCGTTTTCTTCCACCACGCCGGTGAACGAATCAAACGGGCAATTAGTTGATGCCGCCGTGTAGGTCGCGCCAGTGAATAACGCGTTGGTGTTGTCTTGGTCTAATCCGATCCAGCCGAACGTCAGCGTTGGGATGGCGTTAGGCGCTACGGATAATGCCAGCGTATTCACTTCGCAGCCGCGATAGCGGACGTATGTGGTGATGTCGCTAAATAAGCGCTCAACGGTAAATGTACGGCGAACAACGCCAGCCTTGAGTACGTTGGTCGCCCATGTGCCGCACAATGCGGCCTCAAGTAAGGCGTCAAAGTCGCCGTAGCCGACTTCGTGGCTAGTGTCGCCGCTCACCGATACATTGCCGTGCTTAAAGCATTTAAGCTGACGGCCGCCTAAGTTGGCGCTTTGCTGGGCCTCTTTTGATGTGCCGAGCGTGGTACCAGTGTGCGGTATAATTTGGAATACAGGCGTTGCAGGTGTAGTGCCTGCGACGGTTTCCGCTACATAAGCCAATTGATGATTGGCGCCTGATGCAATAGTCATAGTTATGTCCTCGCGAGATAAGCAATAAATTCAACGTTGATGACGGATTGATACCAACTCGTATCCTCTTGCGTGGCAATTAAGCCAGCAGAGCGAATTTTTACCTCGCCGCCTGTAATAGTATAGCGCAAGCCGCTTTTGAATGCGCCTCCGCATAAACTGTCAATAATTCCGAGCGATACATTGCGCCCGCTGCCTTTTGGCGCTAACACGTCAATCTGAAATATGCCGGTGATCGTGTCCCTGCCGTTGGCGCCGAGCGCGACCTGCAAAGGTTGGTTCGGTAGCACGGTTAATCGCAGCCAAGGGGTTGACGGCGTCACGAATGGTAGGTTCGGGTATTTAACCGGGTATGTGGTGCCGATAGCTGTTTTGAGCGTCGCGACCGCTAGGTTTTGAATGTCTGTTTGTCTGGTCACCGCTCAAACCTCGCTACTATCGTGGGCCAGTCTGCCACGGTGATGCGCACCATTCCTTGTGGCGCCTGGGCTGAGTATCCATCAACTGTTTTTTCTGTGCCTGGTTGAGGATATAAACCAAACTCAAGCACCGATGTGTACGGCAGATTTGAATACAGCAAAAAGTTCTGGCCAACGTCTGGGATATCGTTTGGCGTAATATTGATTGGTCGTGTACCCACCGATCCGTCGTTTTGAAACCCAATAAGCCATGATGCGCGGGCCGTGCCTTGATCAACCGGGGTTTTTAATACCACCTGGGTAAAAGCCTGCGCCACCGCGCCTTTCCATGCGCTGTTTAGCGCCTCTGATTGAACCGCAACGGCTTGTTTTAATTCAACGGTGAACCTGCTCATGGCAGTTCCTCGTTAACGGCTTCATCAATAACTTCAGCGCCGGTATTCGGGTTGCCGTTGTAGGTCGCTAGATAGGTTAAAGAGCTTGCCTCGCCATTGAATGGCTGGGCGATAGTGCCTCTGACCTGTATGGTCCAGACAGCATTAGCTGGGTCAATGTCCGCGCTTACGATCACAAGTGACGCGCTGTTAATAGTCAGCGTCATGCCGTCGGTTCGCGGGCTAATCGCCATGAACTGGTTATTGCGCACCAGTAGCTTGGCGTCGTTGGCTTGAATTAGCTGTCCGTCTACCTCGTTGGCTTTGTAAGACTCTATGATCACGTCGACCACTTCGCTGTACGACGGTTGCTGTACCTCGGTTAATGGGTCGAATGTGCCGGGCAGCGTAAACACCGCCACCTTGGTAATGTCGCCGGCTTTAGCTTTCGCGAATAAACGATCCGCTACGGCTTGAAACTTGGCTTTGCTAAGCGCCACGAGTCATTACCCAAACAATAACCGCACCGATTGCGGTTGCTGCGCTAATACTAACGGGTATCGACCACTTTAAGAAATCGATGCCGCCCTCGATGCGACTTACCTTGCGGTCAACGGCAGACAGCTCGCCTTTGAGCTGCGAGTATTCTTTGACGTGGGCGCGGTGATCTTCGTCGTGTGAAGATAGCCTAAAATCAGCAATAATGCGCCATTTGTCTAGATCGTCTATTTTTGCGCTCATAAGCTCCATATCCGACATGCCCCATCCTTACTTACGTTTTATTTTTTGTTTAGTAAGTTTAGCCGGTTCGGCAAGTTCTGTCACGCTTGGCGCGTTATAGCCTGCCGGCGCAAATCGGGAGTCAACGACGGTATACCCGTCTTTCTCTAACGCGGCCCGCTGTGCTTTGGTGATATCTGCTGGTTGATAGATGATTTTTTTCATGGTCTGCGCTCCTGTTACCAGCGAATTGACGTGCCTAATCCGCCGCTGATCGTAAACTGACGTAATAGGTCGTCTATTCGTGTTGCTGATGAATAGTATAACGTACTGCCGCCTCGATAGGTAATTGATTCGCGCAGCGACCCAACGCCGCTTGACTCTGCGGCTATAGCGCCGTTGGCTGATACCTCTGCAGGATCAACGAATAAACGGCCTTGTAGAGTGAGCCACGCCGCAAGTGCCGCAGCGGCTTTGATGTCCCCGATCACTACTTCGTCGGTTGGCAGGGCAAGCGCCTGGGCTTCGTCTATTTTGTCGCCTTTGAATCTGTACTGGACGTTGATGTAGTCCACGCTCGACTCAACGATAGCGCCATCAATCTGCGCGTCGGTGTAAGCCGATATGTCGCGATTGCGCTCTAATGCCCACGCCTTGAAATCTGCCAAGCTGATATAAGCGTTTGTGCCGACTGTTACCGCCATTGTTTAACCCTCTATGTATTTGGTCTTTCTTCCCACCAAGCAG